CCCATGGAAGATCTCGTGAAGGAGGCGAATGAGATTGTCGCGGCAGAGGTTGAGGAACGCAAGAAGCAGCGAGAGCTCGAGGATGTCAAGGAAGAGGAACCTGAGGTGGCCTCAGCGTAAATAATATTCATATATACTAAAACATAATGTTCAATATACTAATCACTACCATTTTGGTCAGTGCGTTCTTTATTTTGTTTTTTGAACCGAATTGGAATTCAAAAAACAAAAGAGTTGTTAAAAAAGTAAAAAAGGCAAAGGTTTCAACTACTGATGGGTTTGTTGAAGATACAGATGATGCGTTTATCATTCCTAGGTATCCTACTCAACTGATAAAGAAGGACCAATCTGGGAAAAATAAACCAGTTTATGGTGATATAGGCACATTTGTAGCGTACTCAACTGTACCTGAGGATCACTGGTTGCATGGTTTTCCCCATAAAAAATCCAAGTAAAAATACTGCGAATGCGATAATCCATGTTGATTTATCGATACTCTTGAATATATCCATGCCTTCTGTAGGAGGTGGTGGAGCCGGTGGTGGTGCGTATGTCATTTCAGACGGGTGAAAATAATATTGTTCTTCTTGTTTATTATCTTCATTCTTCTCCTGTTCGTCTAAGGTTGGGTTATATTCAATGGGATTTCCTATATCGGTTTCCATTTTCTATTATAGCTCTCGTTTTTTTTAAGCGTCTTCTTCCTCACTTTCACTTTCATCATCTACGATAAAATCTTTGAGGTTGCCGTTATCATCAGCATCGTCTTCTTCTTCAAAGTCGTCATCTGATACACATTCGTCGTCGGTATCGATATCGGTATCCGAATCTAGATCTGAATCATATTCATCCGCCGCATAATCATCCTCAAGAACAGTCTCGACAGGCTGATAAAGAACTGGCTTTCTAATCACTCTACTCGAACGCCTAAGCATTTGTATATGTACTGTATTATTGTTTAAGCATTTTTAACACATCAGGAGTTAATACATGAATTCTGGACTTGTTTCGTTTACATAATGGGCATTTCTGGCTTATTTGATTCTTTTTTACTATATAGGACATATTGACATCTTTGTGTTCACCGTTGATCGTCTCACAAAAGTTCGATGTAGTGAGTATCACACCCTTATTTATACTCACCACCTGTGTATTCTCCTGACCTTTTATCCATTTGCGTATGTACGACTCTACCTTTTCTTTCGCGACGCTGTGATTGAGTTTGGGTTTCTCTACAAATTTTTTGATTTCTGGGCATTTTTTAATATCCTCTTTTTTAGGGTACAATTTATCAGTGATTGAAGGTGGGAGATGGTATTTTCGACCATAGAAATCTTTACAAAAACCATCCCTCCTTCCATGGAGTGTTTCGCATCGACAAAAACATTTCTGTGCAATCACTTTTCCACTGACGAAAAACCAAATATGATTAGATCCATGTTCTCTTTTCAAATTCTCACAATATTTGGATGTTGTCGAAACGAGATAGGTATCGTTATGCTTAAACATCTTTGTAATTATGGAATGATCCTGTCCCTCCATGTTCTTTCTCACGAAGGCTTCGAGCATGGTCTTTAATTCTTCATTTTGAATTTCATCTTTAGTCTGCGCTAACGAGAACGAACCTTCCTCTTTTACCTTGACTGAAGGATTGTCAATCACAGTATTCTGGGGTTCATCTGTTCTGACTGCTGACATTTTCAAAACATCAACATCCGGGTTCTGGCTGATATTCAGTAGTGTACTCAGAGGTCCATTTTTATATACAAATAGGGGTAAATAGGCGAGCTGTTCAATCTTCCGTTTAAATTTGCACCCTTCACACCCTTGTCCACCACACGCATCGTGTTTGACCAACTTGAGTGACCACGGCATACGAAACCCGCTCCCTTTCGCCTGTCTAGAAACACTCCCATAGACTGCGGCATCCACAATATCACTCCAATTATAAGAACCCTTCGCCCTGGTGAGTGATATCAGAATATGTTCCCTGAGTGCGATAGCTGAAGCTTGATCTACCACGAGACCGGGCCAATTTAGATGTACACCCGTTTTCACTTTTGTACCACTCTTTTTAGGTGGTGCGACAGATATGAGACACTCTTTACCACCATGTCTCTTAACTTTATCACAAATGACTTTACAGATATCTTTGATTTCTTCAATCGTGAGTGATTCATCCCCCTTGTAATCCAAGTCAACAAAGAAGTTGTACGTCTTACTCTTCTGTTCCACGACGAATAACTTTTCACCTTGGTTTACCGCTTCTATGTATTTCTCATAGAAGGCGTTCAATTTATCAAATGGCACGGAAAGGACACCACCGTCCATGAGCACATGTGATAGATTGGTTGCATTATTAAATTTTTGAGTCGCACACCAACTCTTGAACATACTTTCTTATTGTTCTTCTTCTCTAAACCACGACATACAAGATACATCTCTATATTCTTTACCCTTCGAGAGATCGTTTTTAAGCTCCAAAAGTTGGCACACCGTCAATTTCTCGTTATCAATGACCCACTGTTCGATCTCTTCTTCACAGAACCCACGGTTCTTTTCGAGTAATTGTCGAATTTCAGAGATGATATAAACCTTGGACTTCATTATTTAATAGAAAATGTTTTTCTATTCAAAGAACTCATACACGCATAGAATTCTGGATTCTTTATCACATTATCAATGATGAGTGACCATCGTTTACGTGCGTTAAAATCTTCGAGTGTATCGTAACTCATAAAATCATTTTCATCGTATGTCTTTTTTATTGGTTGTCGTAAAGACTTTTTAACACTTGTTTTATGTTTCTCTTCATAAAATTTCTTTATCTGTCCCTGTTGTTCTGAACGACTGTAGTTTACAAAAAAGATGAAAACATTGTATTCCAGATCAACTGTGGGACTTTCTTTATGTATAAACTTAAACTCTGTGTACTGCCCATTCTTTAATGACACGACACCACGAGTTTCTTCTTCTAGTTCCCTTAGGGCACATCTAATTGGGTTTAAAATTTCTCTTCGTCTGCATCCTCCTGTGACAAATATCCAATCCTTAAATCTTGTATCTCGTACTGTGAGAAACCGTGGTTTCCCATCAGCAAAACTAACGGGTATTGCTATAGCTTTGTACTTTTTCATTGCGCATTCGCAAGTTATAATATGTCGATATGATTATTCGGCCACTTTTTCCTCTACAACTTCAGGTTCGGGTTCCTTAGCTACCAGCTGGGGAGCCTCGAGTTTCTTGGAAACATACTCGGAAAAGTCCTTCATGTGCTCAACTTCCTGCTTCGTCTTGTTCACCTCCCTGAACAGAAAGAGAAGACCGGCTACACATACCACGGTGGCAACTAACATCATGGTGTCACGATTAATAGGAATCATTATAGAATATACACTCTTTATCTTTTTAAGTAATTACACCCGCCCGAGTCTGTTGGGGGCATGTGGGGCAATCGTACGGGCTATGTGCGAACTGAACGGCTTCGTAATGCGTGGGCTGACAACACTTATCAGTCGATGGGGAAGGGTGCCCAACAAACTTTTCGAGTGTCCTGGATTTAGGATCATACGTCAATACAAAAACGATGGCGAGGAGGAAAATGATCTCCCAATACATTGTTATTAATTAGTTAGAATATAAAAGACCGGCCATACCATTCTCGATACGGAGGACGTTGTAGTTTACGCCGTAAATATCGGAGGTGACATTTTGCTGATCACACACGATACGGGCGGAATCAAGGCGAGAGAAGTTGAGAGAGCCAGTAGGCTGGATCTTACCACAATCAAGGGAGAATGGGTAGAAGAACAGGGACTTGGCAACCGCAGGAGTAGAGGCGTTGGTTGTGTGGTAGTACAGAGGTACGGTGGAGTAGTTGGGGTCAGCGAACTTGAAGTCGGTGACATCGGTACCGTTAATCTGGAGCTTGAGCTTGTTATCATTGTTAAGGACATCGAGTGCCAAACCAGAACCATCGGTGTGTGCCTTAGCCGAGGCAAGGTACTTGATGGGGTGGTTGAAGTTGAGTTCCTGCATCTTGGAACCAGAAGAGATCGCCTTTTGAACCTGGGTGATGAGAAGGTTCATGGGCTGACTAGCGAACAGCTCACGCTCCTGAGTATCGAGGTAGGCATAATTCGCGTAGACATCCCATGTATGAGAGGCCGCGGAACCACCCCAAGTGATGCGAAGCTCCACATCGTGATATTGGAGGGCAATGAGAGGAAGGGCAGTTTGCCAGTTCTCACAGAAAGCAAACCTGAGAGGGTAGAAACGCTCCGCGGTAGCACCACCATACAGGTTACCACCGACCGACTTGGAGGAGGAGGTCGCAGAAAGAATGGGAGCGATGAGACTGGAATAAGTGACATCCTGTTCATCAATAACTTGACCTCCAATTAATAATTCGACCTTGGAAATTACATCGGTCCAGTCACCGATGGCCGTGGAAGCGGTGCCACTGTTGGGAGCGAGGTAGACATAGTTGAGCATGTCACCCTTGCGCTCGAAGCGGACGGTGGACATACCGTTGTTGGAGACGTTGCCTTGAATGACTTGACGCTCGACAGTTTGGGAAAAATTAGTGTGACGTTTGTAGGTGGACCTGAAGAAAGACACCTCGGGCTGACCGACGAGGTGCACATCCTGGGCTCCGACGGCTACGAGTTGGGCAATACCACCAGACATTTTATAATATAGTGAGAGTTTATTTTTAAGCTTCAAAGTCCGTAGGACTTTTGGAAGGTTAGATACGATAGAAGTCCTACGGACTTGGCTGGATTGGCCATACTGGGTTAGTTGGATCTTCGGTGGTTTGTGTAATGTCCCGAAGGGCTTGACGATAGGTCTCCCATTCGTATTTTTTGGCACCTGGAAGGGGTACGTTGGGTAATTGGGTCCAGTCACATGCTGATATACGTTTATTACGTTCTTCACGAAGTTCCTTGAGGGGTTGAGCATCTATGAGTTCTTGAAGCTTAGCCTCAAACTCTTCTTTTGGGGGTTTTTCATAACCTTCTGGAACTTCAATGGATTCCCATGAAGTGTTGTATCTATACCACTCCGGCTTGGGGTTCCATGAACGTATAATTTCAGAAACGAAACTGCTATGTAGCATTTCTTGATCCATACTTATATTAGCTGGATAAATAAAATCCCGTTAATTGATTATAAGAGACATGCATGTCGGTCGTATCCGGCTCGTTAAGGATATCCATATAATCTCCAACAGCTAAATACATGATTGTTTGGCCCGCAAGTCTCATATAATTACGGCTATCGATGTTGTTTATCTGGATGTAACCGTATACCCTCGCGTCCTCATTAGTAGATGGATGATCCACACCATTTTTCCTGAAGCGGAACGCGTGGACACCCTCATTAAATGTGGACATACAACTGAACGAAATATGATAGTAACCAGCAATTGGTGCGAAAAATTTCGTGGTATCACCCCACCCCCCACCTTTTGACACGAGCACGCGATTAAAATTGAAGGTAGTGTTCGTGGCCGTATTCTGCCCCGCAGTTCTTTGGAAAAAGACCGGACACCCACCGTGTATATCCCCCCTAACGTCTAGGTCTGCCCGAGGCTCCGAAGTCCCAATCCCTAGGCGACCCGCCTTTAGGGTCATGGACAAGTCCCCATGCCCGAAATACTCCTTCTGGTAGGCGTACAACTGGTAGATCTCGTCTTGGGTCAGGGGCCGGTTGAAGAGGCGGAAGTTGGCAACCTCCATGTCCATTATCGTATTATTGTTT